ACACTTAATTGATTGTTGTTTTCTGGAAGACGTTTTATCAGCATACATGGTGTCTCAGTCATGCAGCCTAGTAGGTTGCTCTAGATATTGGTGTCTCTCCTCCCCATCTTGAACAGTAATGCTAAATAGCAAAGGGATCGCCTAACTTACTATGCAAACTTTGTGATTTAATCCTACAATTTGTTTCACTAGTCAGTTCAAAAATAAGCTAATACAACCGGTTCGGCGAAACCGGAGGGGGGTTTGTAGGGGTGTGCCTACAGCAACTCAGGAGATGACAAAATAGTCATCTGAAGAGTGTTGTAGTCTGTCACTAACGGAATAAAGTCCATTTTCTCCTGGGCACTAGCTAGGATTTTAGGAGCATATTCGTCAAAGACGGCACGAGAATGTAAAGACAGCTCTTTTAAGGCTGTCTCAACGTTTGTTTGTGCATCAAGCAAGTTGACATCTTTTCTAGTTGTCCACTGGGGCATCTCTAGAATGACGTCCAACTCGAGAGGGCACAAATATCGTCCAGTCATCTCTGATCGGGCGAAACTTCGTTTCAGAAAAGATACTTCACTTATCGATCTAACAGGATCAACAACAGTCTCGTCTTTCGACTCTATTGTATACTTGTAACCTACTTCAGCTAAGAAGTCCGTAAAAGTTTCCTGATTGAACATTTCGTTCACTCTCTCTGAAACGGCTATGAGATTATCGTCACCATAGCATAAGTACCTTAAATGGTCCTTGGCCAATGCCAAAGCATCGCCAACGGCCAGGTAGTATTCTTCCTCATCACCAAAGTCCTCGCAACTTTCCTCAAGGTAAGAGCGCACAAAGCAGTACACTATCAAGATCTCGTTAACTAGAGTGTTAAGGATAGTGGTCATAAAACATCCAGATGGATTCTTACCAGACCACTGGTATATAACATCCTCATAGATATGACGAGACGCACACACTTCCTCCCAGAGCACGTCACGGATGACGTTGTCTTCGGGGGTGTTGTACCATGTGTTGACAATGTGCAAAACTGCTCGCTCTATCTGCGTTGTGATGGAACCATCGTAGCCACTGTAGTCTCCCGCAATCATACAGGGGACCTCATTGTTCACCACTTCCAAAAGGTGTTTGGCTGACAATTCCCATTCGTTAGAGTAACAATTCACCCCAACAGCAGAACCATTTGCTATGCGGTTATGCATAATCCATCGCACAAAGTCGAGGAAATACATGCGATGAGCTATCAGCAAGTCAAGAGGACTTGCTGAAACCATGCGTGTAGACATTGATTTCACCTTAGCCAAAGGGCGCCGTTCGTCCTTAAGGAAATCTACATACACATGGAGTTTACGTTCACCACGCTTTGCACAGACTATTATGTCTTCAACTCTTTCACGCAATATCTTGCAATGTGGTGAGTCGAATTCATAAGCGTCTGCAGCTCCAAAGAAATGTGATTTTCCTTTGTGGCCAAATGGAACATCAAGCTTATATGGATAACCAGCACTTGTGTTTCGCGGAATACCCTCCATGAAATTAACATCTGGTCTGCCTTGCACAGCCTCTTCAAAAGTCATGACTTTAGGTTTCAACCACGGCACACCCATTGTGCTAACAGCATTCATACGCCCCAAAATATACTCAGAAACAATCTTAAGTAAATTAGGGTGCATGGCTCGCACAGGTGTACAGTACTTCAACCTTGTCTTCTGCATAGGATGAACAAATTCACCATCAACAACTCTACCGCGCAAGATGGCCGGTGCCATTTTGCTCTCGGCAAATGTGTTATGAAGAGGACTCTTAACAATCATAGTCTTTGAGACAGTTTGAACTGGTCTGCCATGGCACTGAGCCTTAAAACCTGGAACTATATTATCATCAAGTTCCGGATCAAACTTCTCATCCATCTCATCACTTTTTATGACATCGTCATATTCCTC